CATGGTTCAAAAATGTATCGATAGAGGTGCATTTGTAACAGCGGTAGATATTCATGAACCAACAAATCAATTAGAAAAATATAAAGATGAAAACTATCAATTCATCAAAGCAGATTTGCGAGAATTTTCAAATTGTAAAAAAGTAGTAGAAGGACAAGATGTAATTTTTCACATCGCAGGTGTGAAGGGTTCTCCAAAACGAGCAGCAGAACAACCTGCTGATTATTTTGTTCCAATGTTACAATTCAATACCAATATGATGGAAGCATCAAGATTGGAAGGAGTTGAGTGGTATGTATATACCTCAACCGTTGGAGTATATCAACCTGCAGAAGTCTTCTACGAAGATGATGTTTGGAAAACATTCCCATCAGAAAAAGATAAATATGCAGGATGGGCTAAGAGATTGGGTGAACTTCAAGCAGAAGTTTATTCAGTATCATACGATTGGAATAAAGCATCAATTGTAAGACCGGCAAACATTTATGGTAGACATGATAATTTCGGTCCAGAATCAACGGTAATTGCATCGTTAATTAAACGTTTATTTGGTGAAAAAGAACATCCATTAGTATGTTGGGGAGATGGTTCTCCAATTAGAGATTTTATTTATGCAGGTGATGTTGCAGATGGTATTATTCAATCATATGAACAAAAATTAACACAACCAATTAACTTAGGTAGTGGAACTGGTGTAACCATTAAAGAACTTGCAGAAACTCTTGTAGAAATCTATGAAGATATGTATGGAGTTAAAGTTGGAATTGAGTGGGACCCAACTAAACCAAATGGTGATACAAAACGTTTGATGAGCACTGAAAGAGCCGAATCATTTGGTATAAAACAACAAGTATCTCTTAAAGAGGGATTGAAAGAAACGATTGATTATTATTTAAACGAATACAAAAAATAAGTTATGAAAAAAACAGATAGAATTTTAGTTACAGGTGCAAGTGGATTTATTGGTTCACATCTTTTAAGATTATTACATCAAAAGGGTTATACTAATTTACGTGCTACTTCTCATAGTAGAGGATTAAGAAACGATTTTGATGGATGTGAAACTATTCCATTATTTAAAGGAAACTTACAAGATGCTAAATTTTGTGCAGAGGTTTCGGAAGATATTGATGTAGTATTTCATTGTGCAGCAAATACATCAAATGCATTAGATACTAAATTCAACCCACTATTACACGTTACTCCAAACGTAGAGATGAATACTAATTTAATGGAACAGAGTTGGAAAAACAAAGTTCGTAAATTCTTATTTATATCATCAAATACAACATACCCAGATATGGGAACTGAATTTTGTAGTGAAGATGTAAATGTTCATGCAACTCCATTATTACCTGTTTATAAAGCAGTTGGTGGTATGAAGAGATATGGTGAAATGTTATGTGATTTCTTTTCTAATCAAATTCACGACCCAATGCAATGTTTAATTGTTAGACCATCAAATGCATTCGGACCAAATGATAAATTTGATTTTGAAAAGTGTCACGTTACACCTGCAAACATTCGTAAAGTAGCAGATGGATTAAATCCGATTCCGGTGTGGGGTGATGGAACTGAAGTTAGAGATTTACTTCACGTTGAAGATATGGCAGATGGTTTTATTTTCGTAGCAGAAAATTGTGATACATATGATATTTACAACGTGTGTTATGGTGAAGGATTTACTGTCAATGAAACTTTAAATACTATTAAAGAATTAGATGGAAACACAAACCCAATTGAATATGTGAATAACAAAGCACCAATGATTCCAATCAGATTACTTTCTTCTAAAAAAATTAATCAATTAGGCTGGAAACCAAAAAGAGATTTAACACAGGCGTTAAAAGAAACGATTGAGTGGTATAAAGCAAACAGACACTTATACAACCCAGATTCTCGTCCATAAATAAAAAAATTGAATGAGTTATAATAAAATATATTCAGGTGGTTCAAGTTTTAGTTGTGCAGGCGGGTTAAATTGGGATGAAGTTCAAAATTTATATAATGATATTCATAATATTAAAATAGATAATCATATTGATTTTGCGTATCCTAATTTAATATCAAAAAAGAATAACGTATCAATAGTGAATGATTCAATTCCCGGTGGTTCTGCAAATAGAATGATTAGAAAAACCTTTGATTATATACATAACCATCAATTAGAATCTAAAACAACTTTATTTTTATTAGAAATACCTCCCATGTGGAGAGATGAGTTTTATTCAAATGATTTTGATAAAATGTTTAACATCACATGGGGAGTATTAAAAAATTCAGATGATAATACTGATATAGCAAATGGATATGATAAGTCTGAATCTTTATTAATCAAAAACGATTTAAAAAATTACTTTTCAAAGTTTATTAACGTAGATTTTGAGATTAAGAAAACTATGAATAACATACTTGGATTATTATCATATTTAAAATTAAATAATATTCAATATGTGTTATTAAATGGATTTGAATTTTACACATTCTTACTAAAAAATAATTTAAAATTGGATTATAATTTTTATTGGATAGATGGAAGGATTGAACCAATTAATATTTCATTCATTAATAAAAATTTAACAATAACACAAGAATTAAACCATATTTATACAGATAATCATTTGGGTTATTTTGGAAATGAATACGTAGCAAATAATTTAAATGAATTTATAAAAAATACTATAAAATGAGTACACCACAATTCACACCTTACTTAGATGCATTAACTGAAGCAATGAAATTAACGATGGAAGACCCATCTACTATTTTTATTGGTCAGCAAATTGTATATTATGGAAATCCAATGAGTAAAACAATCGAAGGTTTACCAAAAGAACGAATGATTGAAACACCGGTAATGGAAGAAACTCAAATGGGAATGAGTGTTGGATTAGCTATGGCAGGTCATAGAGTTGTTTCATTCTATCCACGTTGGGATTTTCTTATTTGTGCATCAAATCAATTGATAAATCATTTAGATAAATTGGAAGCAATGTCTGATGGTGAATATTGTCCAAATGTAATTATTAGAGTTGGTAAAGGTGCAGATAAACCACTAGATCCAGGTCATCAACATAAAGCAGATTATTCAGACCAATTTGCATCGATGTTACAACATATTCCTGTTATTAAATTAGATTCTGCAGATAAGATATTACCCGCATATAAACAAGCATTAAATTCTAACGGCCCAATTATATTAGTTGAATATCCAGAAATGTATTATGAAAATTAAAAAAGTATTTGATGTTCAGGGCCCATATGGATTTGTTCCAAATGGATGGAATTATAAATACACTAATGATATGTGGGATTATAATTTCATAGTTACACATGAAACAATTGCTGCATTTAATAAAAATTATGAACACTTATCAGTATATGATTGTAATTTAAATATTTCAACTTATAATATTGAAAATAAACATATATCAGAACTACAATACAATCCTTCGGATTCAAAGGTATATCAAAACGGAGAAAGTGGATTGGTAGTTTATACAATTCATCCATTTGGAAGTATTGATACGTGTTTGGGTAATAATTTAAACTATCATCAAAATACGCATTGTTTTGATTTTATTTCAGAACAATCAAAAGAATACATTCGTAAAGCTTCAAATTACTATTTAATTTTTGATTATAGTAGTGAAGGGGATATAAAACCTGAATTATTCGAAACTCTTCATTCAAAATGTATTGAATTAAACATTCCACCAAAAAAGGTTTTAGTAATAACATCATCAATGAATACTCGTGATTTGTATGATATGTATCTAAAAAATAATCCCACTACTGAACAATTTTATACTGCATATTATTGCTGGCCTATTTTACCAAAAAGTGGTGAAACGAGAGATATAATTCAAAATCGCGATGTAATTGAATTTAATGGTAATTCGAATGTAAATTCATTAATGAGTTCTGATGAATTTAAAAATGCAACAAATCGAAATAAGAAAGCATTAATTTTCAATAGAAGAGTTGCATCACATAGAGTAATACTTTTAAGTTTATTACATAATGATAATTTAATAGATAATGTAGATTATTCAATTGACTTATCATTATCAGTAATAAAAAATTTAGGATTGGATTTAACACATGACACTGGTCATAACGGAGAACCTTATCTAAAAAATGATAAAGTAAAAAGTAATATGATAAACGGGTTTTTTAAATTAAATAAAATTAATAAAAAAACTATTGATTATGAAAACATAGATGGTGTGTGGGGTTTTGGATTTGAAAATAAAACAAATTATTTAAATACTTATTTTAGTGTAATAACCGAAACTATATTTTATGAATATGGAAATTATATTTCAGAAAAATCGTTTAAAGGATTTGCACACTTACATCCGTTTGTTATAGTTGGTAAACCCGGAATATTAAAATATTTAAAATCAAAAGGATTTAAAACATTTTCAGATTTTTGGGATGAGAGTTATGATGAAATTGAAGATAATTCTGATAGAATGGAATCGGTATATAAAACCATAAAATCATTAATTGAAAAAACAACTGAAGAATGGGATGAGTTAAATACTAAATTATTACCAATATTAGAACATAATCGAAATACTTTAATAACAATTAAAGAAACGGAAGTAAATACAACATATATTAATAACCTTTATAAATTATTTAATGATGAACCTAATACAGAAAATTTTTACTTATTTTAAGAATAAGAAAGCAGAAAAACAAAGAAAAGAATTATATAAAAAGAAATTGGAAGAACTTAGAAAACGTGACCCGTTTGTCTATAAAAATCACTAATTCTAATCTTTATCATATTTATATACTCGACGAGGTATATTAAAATATGAGCACATTATCTACATTTTTAGCAGAACAAATATTATTAGAGGAATCTACTCCCATAAAAAAGACAGTTGTCGTTTATGTGGGTAGATTTCAACCATTTCATAAAGGCCATTACGCAACGTATTCAAATCTTGTAAAAAAGTTTGGAAAAGATAGTGTATTTATCGGAACATCTAATAAAACCGAAAAGCCAAAATCTCCTTTTAATTTTAGAGAAAAAAAACAAATAATGACAACTATGTTTGGTATTCCATCAAACAAAATAGTTGAAGTTAAAAATCCATATGCTCCAACGGAAATACTTAAAAATTTCGATGAGGAGACAACTGCATTTGTAACGGTAGTTGGTGAAAAGGATAGTAGTAGATTGGGTGGTAAGTATTTTGCTAAATGGGATGGACATCCAACTGAAGGATATAAAACCAAAGGATATGTGTATGTTTCACCTGCATTAAGTTCAATTAGTGGAACTGATGTAAGAATTGGATTAAGTAATGGTTCAGAAGATCAAAAACAAAACTTCTTTACCGATACTGCATATCCAAAATTCAATAAACAAATATTTAAATTAATTTCAGATAAATTAACAGAAGCAATAACCTTACCGGTTGAAGTAGGTGATACTCTTTTGATGGGTAAATTTAAGAACAAAAAAGTTGTTGTTAAAACCATTGGAACTGATGAACATGGTATGCCAACTATTAATGGTAAAAAAGTAGTGACATTTAGAATGATTAAAGAAGGAACACAGATATTTTTTGAAGATGAGAATGAAGATGCTAAATATACTCATATTGGGTATGGTAGATACAAATTAAAAGGTAAGGAAGATGATGATAAATCTCCTACGTTTACCAAAGATGATAGTGGTAAGTATATTCAATCACAAACTCAAACAAACGAACCTAAACAAGATACTCCACAGGGAACTGCAGTTAAAGGGGCAAAGATGTTCGCTCATGATCCAAATGTTAAACAACCAGCAACTACCGAACCAACTAATAAAGATTGGACCGATGGTAAGGATGGGTGGGAAATATTAGATGACCCTAGATCAAAAGTAAAAAACATTAGAAAATACACCGATGAAGAACTTCAAGGTGAAACTAGTGAATATTTTGATAATGAAGTGACTAAAAAAGTTGCACCAAATGCATTTACCGATGAATCTGATATGATTCAACAAATTAAAGATGCAAAACCGGTTTATTTATCATCTGAAGAAATGCAAAATATGAATAACTCCGATATGAGTGATATTCTTTCTGCAAGTGAAAATGGTGGTAAAGATGCAATGTTAAAATTGGGTAAAGAACGTGCTACTAAATATGGTAAAGATTGGGATAGATTGGAAAGAGGTATTGCTAAAGGAAATGCAGTTCCATCACCAATTGTATTAAAAGATAAAACTGGTCAATTACATTTATTAGCAGGAAATACTCGTCTAATGTCATTTACTGCAAGTGGTAAAAAATTACCCGTAAAGATTATCAATTATGATGGTGAATTTCAATATGAAAATTCCGATTCTAAAAAAACTGATGTAAGTAAATACAGCATCAAAAATTTAAAAAGAAAAATTAGTGGTTGGGCTGAAAAAGAAAGAGAATTCTTTACTAAAAATCAACAAAGACCAAATTCTGAAGTTCGTAGAACTATTGGTGAAATGATTGCCGATAAAACTAAAGGAGCAATTCAAGCAATTAAAAAGATTGCACAACACGAAATTAAAGAATTTAAAGAAGCAGGAGTAGGAGCAGCAAAATTCTTTAAAGGAGAAGATTTAACCGATGAAGATAAAAAGGCTCTAAAAGCAATTGCCATAAAAATAGCCACAACTGCTTTATTTGGGGCAGTGACTGGGGGTGCATCACATGGTGCACTTGCATTTGGAAAACACGTTGCAATTGAATTAATTCCTCACGTAGTTGGTGAAACTATTTTGAAGGGAATAGGTAAGGCTGCGATATTTGCAGGTGTAGATGAAGAAAACGAAGAAATGTATTTACAGAAATTTGGTGAATTGATTGCTAAAAATATGCAAGAAATGAAAATACCAAGTGATATTCTTCAAAAATCAATTATGACTTACGAAAGTGAAGGTGAGAAAGAAGAACAATCAGTTAGTGAAAAATATCTAAGTGATTTCAGTAAAGTTGTTAAGGAAATGATTGATGAAGAAACTGAATTACAACAAAATGAAATGAGTAAATCTCAATTAAATCAAGTTGAAAAATACGCAGAGAAACAATTATCACCCGAAGACATTGAATTTACAAATCATTTCTTTGATAGAGTTAATGATGTTAGAAATGGAAAAGAAATTTCGGATGCAGAATTGACTGGGTTTTTCAAAAGATTGGCACGTCATAAAAAGGAATTTAAAGAATTCTTAGAAAAGTTTCATCAGATTGTTGTTAAAGATAAAAGAAACGATATAAATATTCCATTTGTTAAACAATCCAACCATATCATTGCTAAAACGGTAATGAGAAAGGGTGATTTTAAATCAACAAATCAAACTTTAACAATTGAAGATAAAATTCCTGGTGGTAAATCTACTGGTATGAATTTATATGATATAGCAAATTATCATAATTGTGATATTGATGAATTATCAAATCAATTACAAATTGGTATTAAAGTAGAAATGGAACACACTTCAGATAGAAAAATTGCTGAAGAAATTGCAATGGATCATTTATATGAAGACCCTAAGTATTATACTAAACTTGCTACTATTGAAAATGAAGATACTATATCTGAAATCAGTGCAATGGGGGGTTCGTTCCAAAACGATGGAAACGCAACAACTGGTAATTCATGGAATGATGATTGGAGTGATTATGATAATCAAGATTACTATTTAGATAATTTAGAAGGTTGGACAACATATAGTGATAATCCATCTGAATATGAAAAGAAAAAATCAACAGATCAAGTATTACCTATCCATAATCATAATCATGATAAGACATCAAAATATGATCGTATCTTAAAATATGGGTATAAAGAACCATTAGAACAATTAAAAGATTTTGATACGAAAATAACTGAAGCATATACAAAAGGACAATTATTTGCGGGTAATCTTAAAATAGGTGGAGTAGTAGTTCCAATTGAAGTAGAATTAGTTGGTGCAGATAATAAAAAGAATGCGTTTATTACTAAAGTAATTAATATTGATAAAAAGTATTTGAGTAAATTACCATCAAATGGTATATTAGAAATACCAGCAAGAATATTTCGTTTTACAGGAGGTTGGAGAAAAATAAAAACTCCATCTGTATTTGAATCAATATTAACTGAAGGTGGAGCATATGGTCATATGAACCATCCATTTGATACGGATATTAATTTAACGTTTGGTCAATTAAAAGATATTGTAAATCGTGCATTAGATGGTGAGTTAGAACTTGCTAGAGAGAAAACTGATGGACAAGCACTTGCAATTAGTTGGGTAGGTGGAAGATTAGTTGCTGCTCGTAATAAAGGACACTTAAAAAATAGAGGTGCTGGTGCATTAGATATAAAAGGTGTTGCGGATAAATTTACCGGTAGAGGAGAATTAGAGAAAGCTTACAACTTTGCAATGCAAGACCTTAGTAAGGCTATAAAAGCACTTTCTGAAAAACAAAGAGAGAAGATTTTTAAGAATGGTGCGTGTTTTATGAACATTGAGGTAATATACCCAACATCAGTCAATGTAATCCCATACGGGCAACCTCTATTAGTATTCCACGGAACAATGGAATATGATATGGAAGGTAATGCAATTGGGGAAGACCAACAATCAGGTAAGATTTTAGGTGGTATGATTAAACAAGTAGAACAAAACGTTCAGGCTAATTATACTTTACAAGGCCCACCGGTCCTATCATTACCAAAATCACAAAATCTTTCATCTAAAAAAGGTGAATACAATTCGAAAATCTCAAAATTACAAAAAGAATTTGGATTAGGAGATACTGCCGGTGTTGCTGAATATCATCAAGCATGGTGGGAAAACTTTGTAGATAAAAAATCACCATTGAAGTTAGATAATAACACTAAAATGGGATTGGTTAAGAGATGGGCGTTTGGTGATAAAGGATTTAGAATAGATGCTAAAAATATAACAGATAGTAAAGTATTAGATTGGGCTACTAAAATTGATAAAGAAGATCAAGGAAAAATCACTAAAGAAAATTTAATGAAATTTGAAGATATTTTCTTAGGAGTAGGTGCAGAAGTTCTCTCATTCACATCATCAGTATTGACTGTTAATCCAGACAAGGCTGTTAGAGATATGAAAAAGAGATTAGACCAAACTATTAGTGATGTTAAGAAATCGGGTGACCCTAAAAAGATTGAAAAATTAAAATTAGAGTTGAGAAGATTATCTGCAGTGGGTGGTGTTGATAAAATTGTTCCAATCGAAGGTATTGTGTTTGTATATAATGGTAAAACTTTTAAATTAACTGGAAGTTTCGCATCATTAAACCAATTATTAGGAATATTTTACTAATTTTTAAAAAAAATATTAATTTTTTAGTTTTAATATATGTATATATATTAGAATAAAGAACCTAATATATAAAAATTATGGCAAAAGAGTTCCAAAAGAAATTTATGCATCCAACTCGTAGAAAGTTGGTTGATATGGTTATGAGTGGTGGTGATTATGAAAAAACTACTCAAATTGGTTATACTCCTGAAACGATAGAACGTAAGGTTGGTGATGTTTGGGAAGATGAATATAATCGATACGAAAAGAAAGAAGGTTATACTTTAAAAACTGGTAAAAATTCTGAAGCATTTAACGATATTAGAAAATGGTTAAATGAACAAAAAGAATGTAAGAACATTGAATGTAAAAGAGTTAAAAAATCTAAAACAGATTTTAAACTAATACAGAAAACTGGTTATTGTATTGATTGTTTAGCAAAAATCGAAACTGATATTAAGTTAAAAGGAATTTGGCAAGAATATCAGGACTATAAAGTTTACACTCGTATGATTATTGAGGGTAAAATCAAATTAGAACAAATCAGACAATCTTTAGATGAAGTTAAACCATTTTATGAATACATCAATGAAGATGGTTCAGTTGAGAAATGGGAATTACCACAATCGGTGGATGAAATCAAAAAAGAAATCAAAGAATTCATCGAAAATGGTGAAATTGAATTAAAGGAAATAGAAGATAAACGTAACGAAGCGTTTGAGGTTATAAGAAAAAACAATTATGAACATTATTTGTAAAAAAGGATTAATTTATGAGAGACATTAAATCAACCATTTTACTATTAGTCATTATTGGGTTAGCCGGATATAATATCTTTTTCACTAAACAGTTGAGAACGGATATTGATGGTTATAATTCGAAGATTGATAGTATTCAAACCGAAGTTGACTCGGTAGTGTTAGTCAACAAAGAATTGGATAGACATATCAATAAACTACATCAAGAAGTTGTAGTAATTGATAAGAATATCGCAGTAGTAACCAAAAAAATAACAACAATAAAGGAAGAAACAAATGAGAAAGTTAATAACGTTGACAATTATGCTATCCATGACCTTTACCAGTTTTTCTCAAACCGTTACGAAAACGGACTCGATAGTTCCGCTAAAAGTTCCGGTGGCAAAACTAGTAATTAAGGATATACTTAGAGGTGATGGAGCAATCCAACAATTAGAAGAAACTGAAAAGGTACTTGAATTAACCAATCAAAAATTGGTGTTAAAAGAAAATGTAATTTCAGTTCTAAACTCTAAAGTTACAAATTTAGATTATATCATCAAACAAAAAGATGAACAATTTAAATTAGAACGAAACAAGTCTGAAGATTTAATAAAAGAAATAAAGCAAGTTAGACGAACTACTTTTTTATACAAAGTTGGAACGTTTATCGGTGTTATAACTACTACTTTATTTTTATTAAAATAAACTAAATGGCATCTTTAAAAGATATAATTAAATTAGAGTATTCTAAATGTGCTGCTGACCCAATATACTTTATGAAGAAGTATTGTATGATTCAGCACCCGGTTAGGGGAAAGATTCCATTTCATTTATTTCCTTTTCAGGACAGAACTTTAGTAGAATTCAAAGACCATCGATATAACATCGTATTAAAATCCCGTCAAACAGGTATTTCTACTTTGGTTGCGGGATTTTCCCTTTGGAAGATGTTATTTAATCAAGATTACAACGTATTGGTAATTGCAACAAAACAAGAAGTTGCAAAAAACTTAATTACCAAAATCAGAGTAATGAATCAATACCTACCAAGTTGGTTGAAACAAGATACGGTAGAAGATAATAAACTTTCCCTTCGATATGCAAATGGTTCTCAAGCAAAGGCAACTTCATCTTCTGGAGATGCCGGTCGTTCTGAAGCCCTATCCTTATTAGTATTTGATGAGGCAGCCTTCATCGATAATATTGAAGAAATTTGGATTTCTGCACAATCTACTCTATCAACGGGTGGTAGTGCGATTATTCTATCTACTCCTAATGGGGTGGGTAATTTCTTTCATAGAACGTGGGTAGGTGCAGAAGAAGGAACAAACGATTTTAATACCGTTCGATTACATTGGTCAGTTCACCCAGAAAGAGACCAAAGTTGGAGAGATGAACAAGCTAGATTATTAGGACCAAAGGGTGCCGCACAGGAATGTGATTGTGACTTCGTAAGTTCCGGTGATACGGTTATCGATCCGGAGTTACTTATGTTTTATAAGGAAACTTATGTTCAAGAACCAATTGAGAAGACTGGGTGGGATTCTAACCTATGGAAATGGGAATATCCAAACTACAACAAAGGATACATGGTTGTAGCGGACGTTGCTCGTGGAGATGGTGGTGACTACTCTGCGTGTCATGTGTTTGATATTGAAACTGCAACACAAGTAGCAGAATATAAAGGAAAAATGGATACTAAGGATTTTGGTAATTTCTTAGTAGCACTTGCAACTGAATATAATGAGGCACTTTTAGTAATAGAGAATGCTAATATTGGTTGGGCAGTAATTCAACAAGTAATTGATAGAGGATACCGCAATCTTTTTTATATGAGTAAGGATTTAAAGTATGTAGATGTTCAACATCAATTACATAATAAATTCAGAGCAGAAGAAAGAGGTATGGTTGCTGGATTCTCTACTACATCTAAAACTCGTCCATTGATTATTTCTAAATTAGAAGATTACATCAGAGAAAAATCAGTAACAATTCGTTCATCGAGGTTGATAGAGGAACTATTTACATTTATATGGGTTGGTAATCGTGCAGAGGCAATGAGAGGTTATAATGATGACTTGGTGATGTCTTTGGGTATTGGATTATGGGTTAGAGATACTGCACTTCGTTTAAGACAAGAAGGTGTTGATTTAACTAAAATGGCAATCGGTGGAATCCAACAACATTCATTCACATTAGATGGTTTCGGTGGTAATTCATCATTAGATGAAAATCCTTGGCAAATGAGAGTGGGTGATAGAAATGAAGATTTGACTTGGTTGATTAAATAGGTAATAAATTAGTTTTATATATTTATAGTGTATAGGAGAAAATTATGATAAAATTACAAACACTATTGAACGAAGAATCACCTTGTTGGAAAGGATATACTCAATATGGTATGAAAATGCAAAATGGAAAAGAAGTTCCAAATTGCGTTCCAACTAAAAACGAATCAATCGATGATGAATACGATGAGTATGATGTAGAAGATGAAGATGAAGAAGATTTCTTAGATTTTTTAAAAAACTATACAACAGAACTAAAAGAATCTAATTGTAATTGTGTTAATGAAGCAGAATATCAAGGTAGAGAAGTAAAATTGGGTAAACCAATGCAAGGTGATGTTAAAAAATTTAAAGTGTATGTAAAAAATCCTGCAGGAAATGTAGTTAAGGTGAATTTCGGACAAAAAGGAATGAAAATCAGAAAATCAAATCCTGCTGCTAGAAAATCATTTAGAGCAAGAATGAATTGTGATAATCCTGGACCAAGACATAAAGCAAATTATTGGTCTTGTAGAAAATGGTAAAAAAAATAAAAGGTTATAAATTAAAATAAAAAAATATGGCGGATACTTCGTTTTTTGGCAGATTAAGTAAACTCTTTCAATCTAAGGCAGTTGTGACTGTTGATAAAGATGGTAAGAGAACGGTCTTTGATGCCGATGAAAGACAACAGACCAATCTATCATCATTAAGGGATAGATACACTAAAATTCAAAAATCTTTCTTTGAACAAGCAGGTGGTGCACAATCAATGGCATACCAACAAGTTCGTAGGGAAGTATTTAGAGATTATGATGCAATGGATTGTGACCCAATTCTAGCATCTGCTTTAGATATATACGCAGATGAATCTACACTTAAAAACGAATTTGGTGATATTTTAACGATTCGTTCTGATAATCAAAAAGTACAAGAAGTATTAGACAACCTTTTCTACGATATTCTTAACGTAGAGTTTAACTTATGGCCATGGGTTCGTAATATGGTTAAGTATGGTGATTTTTTCTTAGGATTAGAAATTGCCGAAGGTAAAGGTATTGTAAACGTAACACCCCATTCAGTATATAACACAGAAAGATTAGAAGGCCAAGACCCCCACAATCCAAATGTAGTTAAATTTAAAGTTACTGAAGACCCAAATGGTAAAGTTGAGTATGATAATTTCGAAATAGCACATTTCCGTTTATTAGCAGATACAAACTGGTTACCATATGGTAAATCAATGATTGAGAATGGTAGAAGATTGTGGAAACAATTGAGTTTAATGGAAGATGCAATGTTAATCCATCGTATTATGAGAGCACCTGAAAAAAGGGTGTTTAAAATCGATATAGGAAACATTCCACCAACTGAAGTAGATAATTACATGCAAAGAATTATCAACAAAATGAAGAAAGTTCCTTTCGTTGATAAAAATAGTGGTGATTATAACTTAAAGTATAATATGCAAAACCTTACCGAAGATTTCTTCTTACCGGTTAGAGGTGGTGATAGTGGAACATCAATTGAAAACCTTGCAGGATTAGATTATGCTGCAATCGATGATATTGAATACTTAAAATCTAAATTATTTGCAGCACTTAAAATACCAAAAGCATATTTGGGATATGATGAGAATGTAAATGGTAAAGCAACTCTTGCAGCCGAAGATGTTCGTTTCGCAAGAACAATTGAAAGAATCCAAAGAACGGTAGTTTCTGAATTATCTAAAATAGCAATCGTGCATTTATACGCACAAGGTATTACGGATTCTGAAATGACCAACTTTGAATTGCAATTAGTTAATCCTTCAACAATTTATGAACAAGAGAAAGTAAATCTTTGGTCAGAAAAAGTTAGATTAGCACAAGATATGCAAGGATTGAATATGTTAAGTAAAGATTGGATTTATGAAAACATCTTTAAAATGGCTGAAGGTGATCAAACTCGTGAAAGAGGTAAAATCATCGAAGATATTAAAGATAGATTCCGTTATAATTCTATTGAGAATCAGGGGAATGACCCAGCAGTGGAATCTGAACCAACTGATGTTGAGGAAAGTTTAGAACAAATCAAAACAGAACTTGCAGATAAAGGTGGAAGACCACGTGAGGGAAATACCTATGGTAAAGATAAATCTCCGTTTGGTAGAGACCCATTAGGTGATAAAGAAAATAAAAATGCATTAAAACACAGAACATCTGAAGAACGTGCATTACAATACATCAATGGGATTGCATCAAAACGTAAATTTTTAGCAGAACAAAAAGGTATGTTAGATGAGACTAATATCATCGATGACACGCAAAATTAATCAATCATAAAAAATTTTATATTTATAATAGAGTTTTTGAGTATATCAAAATAAGGATTTGAGTAAAATGAAAAAAATAAAACATTCAAAATTTAAGAATACGGGTTTTCTATTCGAACTATTAACTCGTCAAATAACTTTGGAAATTTTAAATAATTCCCCGGAGAAGGCAAAAAACATCGTATCTGAATTTTTTGGCAATGGAACAGAATTGGCTAAAGAACTTCGTTTATTTAATTTATTAATAAATGAAAAATATAATTCTGAAACTAAAGCAGAAAAATTTATTGATGCTATCTTAGATGCTAGAACAAAGTTAGATGAACAAAAATTGGCTAAACAAAAATATAGTTTAGTTAAATCGATAAAAGAAAATTTTGAAATCGATTCATTCTTATCATCGCCAGTAACGAACTATAAAGTTCTTGCATCAATTCATAAATTATTTGAAGCAAAAGCAACAAATGTATTAGATGTAAAAGATGTATTCGATTCTAAACTTACATTAGTAGAACACGTATCTACATCAAGTCCGTCTTTAAAACAAAAAGAAGATAAATTAGTTGAAGATTACAAGAAACAAGAAAAGGATTTAAGATTACTTACTTATAAGATTCTGGTTGAAACTTTCAATAAAAAATATTCAAATCTAAATGATTCTCAAAAATTATTATTAAGAGAATACATTAATAATGTAACCAATACTTCTAAATTTGGTGAATACTATTCCAACGAATTAAAAAATGTTGTAACTGAATTACATTCCATTTATACAACAATGGATGATAAAATTACAAAAATAAAATTAAAAGAAACTATTAACGTTTTGAAAAACCAAAAGTTTGGTAAAAAAATTACGGATGAACAAGTTTCTGCGTTGATGATGGGATTTGAACTTATAAAGGAAATACAAAATGTTAAAAACCGAATCTCTTAAAAAATATATTGATGAAGTAATTGCAGAAATCGAAAACGAATTAGATGAAGCAACTGCTACTGGTGATATTGCAGGATACGAAACTCCAAATGCGTTTTCTGATGGAAGTGATGCAACAAAAAGACGTAAAAAGAAAATTGCAACTCAATTGGGTATGCAGTTAGTTGGTAAAGTTGAATCGGTTAATGAATCCCTAATTACAGAAAAGCAATTCAAAGGTTTAGAAGGAATTTCAGCAACTACTCCTTTAACAAAAATAACTAAAGACCAAAAATTAAAAATAGTTAAAGGTGTTGGTAATATAATTGATTTTATTGTTCCCAAAGGAGTAAGTAGAAACTTTTGGCAAGTAATTGGAACTGGTAAAGTAAAGAAAAACTTATCCGGTGAGTATTATTTAGAAGGTAAAATGATTAATTCACCTACGTTCAAATCTATTGATGATTTAATAAATGGTGTAAAGTGGGATTCGATGGAAGAGAGAAGAAAATTTAACGAATCAGTAAGTGAAGTAACTACATCATTTGTATCGGGTAATTCTGGTAGAACTATTACTAATTTAGATAATAAGAAATATCAATTAACAAAAGATGTAAAGGGTGCACAAATTGGAAATTACACAAATGTAGTTTTACCAAAAGGAAGTATCATACATAATCTACCAGGTGGTGTATTTGTATCACACCCGTCTTTAACAGATAAATTCTCAGGTATTAAAGAAACTCCAAAATTTGGTTTTAGAGTAACAACCCACCCTAATACCATAGTAACAATCGAAAAATCTTCAAAGATATTAGAATCAGTTAATGAATATAATTTAAGTGATATAATTAATCAAGTTAAAACTTATGAAAAACCAAAAGATGCAAAACTTTTGACAATCAAAGTAATAAATAAACTTAAAGATACTAGAAATAAATCAAATTCATCTAAAAAATCTGAAATTCAAAAAATAATTGATACTATTGAAGGTGATTACAACAAAGGTAAGTATCTTAAATTGGAATCAATCAATGAAAATCGTTGGTTAGAATTAAAAAACGATGATTCTATGCATGCTAATAAAAAACTAGCAGTTGGTTTAAAAGAATTAAAAAATCAATTAAGTGAAGTTGAAAAGTTTTTCCGTTGGTATAACCAAATCAAAACAATGAATGAGTTGGATTCAAATCAATATTGGAAAAGAACAAATTCACATATTTATAAGATAAAAGAACGTATAATCAACATAGCAAGAACATTGCAGGAGATAGAAAAATAATGAAAATCACAAAAGAACAATTTAAGAAAATCGTTAGAGAGGTTTTAACCGAAGAAAACGAATACCAAGCATTCTTTCAGAAAGCATTAGATAAAGCTGGAAAATCAATTCCATCTATGTCTGATGAGGAAAAGAAAGCGTTTTTTGATAAAATCGATGCCGCATGGAATGGTAAAGGTGAAAAAAACGAAGAATTAGTTGGCGGTCAGAAAGAATTAGATGTTGATGGTGATGGTGATATTAGTAGTGATGATTTAGCAGATTTAAGAGCTGGTAAAAAAGCAGATGAATCGGTAAACGAAATACAATACAAAGATGCAATTCAAAAATTCAATGATGAGTTGATTAAACATCCAATGGTTAAAAAGGTAGCTCAACACTACAAAAAAACTCCTGCTGAAATTGTAAAAGTATTACAACAAAGATTATCTACAAAAGGAAATCGTGGTGGTGATACAAAAGAAGTATCTATTGATTTCAAAGATACTGATAGTGGTATTACTATTAAACATAAAAAAATGTTTAACGAATCTATAAATGAAGAAGATATTAATTGGAGTGCAACCGAAAACGCAATTATTAACTTTCTAAAAGCAAATACAAAAATTTTAGATAAAAGAGTTAAAGATAGAGATACTGATGGTGTTAAAAAAGGATTACAATCAATTATTGATGGTTTAACTAATGCACAACGCAGTTTAAAATTAAAATAATTATAAAGGATAGATATGAAATCATTATTAATCGAAACTAACCTATTTGAAGGTAAGGTAAATGAAGACGATGGCGGAAGAACTCTTGTAAAGGGTATTCTACAACGTGCTGGTGCCGAAAATCAAAATGGTAGAGTATATCCGATGGAAATTTTAAGAAGAGAAGCACAGAAATATGAAACTCTTATTAAAGAAAGAAGAGCGTTAGGAGAATTAGACCATCCAGATTCATCTGTAATCAATTTAAAGAACGTTTCTCATAACATTAAGGAAATCCATTGGGAAGGTAATGATTTATGTGGGACAGTTGAAATCTTACCAACTCCATCAGGTAATATCTTAAAAGAATTATTAAGAGCAGGAATCCTTTTAGGAATTTCTTCTCGTGGTATGGGTTCAGTATCACCAATGGGTGAGGGTAAAGTAAAAGTAGGTGAAGATTTTGAATTAATCGGTTGGGACTTCGTATCAAACCCATCTACTCATGGTGCATTTATGACACCATTACAAGAATCCGTAAATAAGCAATTACAAGAACAGGCAGTAGTATGTGGTGATTTCTGTAAGGCACAAGACCTTATGAGAGAAATTATTACTGAATTAGCATAAGGAATACAAATATGGCATTCTCAATACAAGATTATTTAGAACATAATAAAATAGAATTAGGTAAAATCACCAAAGAAGTTGGTGATACTCCATATAAAGGTGGTCATAACGATATTCGTAAAACAAATTACGATGTTAAGATTAAAGAAGATGGTAAGTTAGATTTATATACTCATAAGAAAGTATTAACTGAATCTACATTAAACGAAGCATCAGAAATTAGTTTTGATCAATTGAAACCGGCAGACCAAGCAATAGTTAAACAAATAGAAAAATACTTCAACGGAAGTGTTGGTATAATTTGGGATGGTATTCACGGGAAAATAGTAGAAATGACTGTTAGAAATTCACAAGGGGCATATAGATTTGATAAAAATGATTTTAAATTTTTAGCAAAAATGCCGATTCGTTGGATGGAAAACGATGGAAATGTAATTACAATTGGATTTTAAAAATAGGATTAATAAAAATGATTAAATTAAGACAATTACTTAACGAAGAAACATTTACTGCTACAAATAAAGCAAGTGGTAAAACATCGGTATTTAAATCAAAAGATAGTAGAGATGCCGCTATTAAAGCAGGAACTCATAATCCTGTAAAAGATTCATCATCTGATAAAGGAAGTAAAACTTCAAAAGTAAATATTTTTAATAAACCATCAGAAACTCCAAAAACATCAACTTCTTCTCCTGCTAGTTTAGGTGTTGATAAAGTTGTTTATAATACAAGAACAAAGACAGT